GCCGCGCGCCACGTCGGGGCGGAACTCATTGTAGACGCGGCCCTTGAGGGCGGGCGGGCGCTCTTCGGGCTTGCCGGGCGCCTGGGCGGTGAAGCCGCGTTCGAACTTGGTCGTCGGGGCGGACTTGCCGCCCTTGGCGGGTTGCTTGTGCATCATCGTTCTCCTCAGGGTCGATGGCGGGCGATGCGTTCGCCGGGGAAGTCGCGCTGCTCCGCGCCCCACACCTGGGCGCGCGAGGGCACGCAATTGCAGAAGCCTTCGAACGCGCCCTGCAGGCCCGCGTACTGGGCGAGCCCCGCCTGTTGGTTGGCGAGGTTCTGCTGCTGGTAGAAGGCCTGCTGCGCCTGGGCCTGCTGCGCCTGGGCCTGCTGCGCCTGGGCCTGCGCCTGCATCTGCTGCGAGGCGAGCTGCTGTTGCGCCCGGTATTGGGCGTCAAGCTCAGGGGTGGCGCGCAATAATTCGCCCTGCTCGCGCGCCTCGCGGGACTGGCGGGCTTGGCGTTCGGCCTCGGCCTTCCAGTGGCTTGAGATGTGCTGTTCGATCAGGATCTCGCGCTCCAGCGTCTCGATGTGGTCGACGAGGCGGGCGGTCGAGCGGGTCAGGCGGTCGTTCTCGCGCTTGAGGCGGGAGACTTCCGTCTCCAGCCTCACGTTGAAGGCGATCATGGGATCGTCCGAGACGTAGGGCTTTCTATCACCCTTAGGGTGAAGCAGGGCCGGGGGCAGGAGCGGCGCCAGGGCGCCGATGGCGGTTCCGATCAACGACATGGCTTACTCCTTTTCAATTCATCCGGTCGGTGGCGATCTCGGTGTAGCTCTCGGTGTTCTTGGCCGCCAGCAGCGCGCCCTCGATCAATCTTACCGCATCGGTCGGCTCGATGTTGCCGACCACCGCGCGGACGCCGCCCGCGCTGAACAGCATCATCATGAACTGCAGGTCGGCCTCCTCGATCAGGCGGGCGGCCGCCTTGGCCGCCTCCTGCTGATGGGGCGACAAAAGCGCCCAGGCGACGCTCATGGCGCGTCCTCGCGTTCGATTGGCGGCGGGTCCTGGCCGTAGATGCGGCTTTCGACGCGCGACAATCGGCCGCGCGCGACGCCGACGTGGAAAACGAACGTCTCGCGTTCGCGCGGGCCCTGGCCGACCATGGCGCGGATGAGGGCTTGGCGGGCCTCGGTCACCGCCCGCTCGACATCCTTGAGGTCGTCGAGGCTCTGCTTGTCGTCTGCGGCGCGGGCGCGGGGTTCGGTCATTGCTTGCTCGTCGCGTTGCGGTGGACTTTGAGCAGGTAATCGATGATCAGGTTGGCGGCCTTGATGGCCAGCGTCTCCGGGGCGCCGCACGTGGCGATGATCTTGGCGATGTCGTTGGCGTCGATCTCGACCACGGTCATCGCGGGGACGAAGATTTCGGTTTCCTCGGCGGTCATACCCAAGTCTCCACGATCTGGGGTTCGTCGCCGGGGCTGCGGGAAAGCTTCATCAGGCCCGCCTTCCAGAAGATCTGGCGGATCTCCTCAAGCTCGCCCTTCACCGTGTCCATGGTCGCGACCGCGCCGTCTTTGGCGCTGCTCTCGAACCTCCGCGCGAGGAAGCCGTCGGGATGATCGAGGGGCCGTTCGTAGATCGTCCACAGCGGCAGGGCGCCGCGCTTCATCGCCTCGGCGTTGGCCATCAGGACCTTGAAGGCGGGATCGTCGATCATTTTCGGGCTCCCTTACAAGCCGGTTAATCCTTCGGCGTTTTTGCGGCCTTCTCCTGCCGTTCCCGCTCCCGTCGCTTGCGCATGTACACGCGCATGTAGGCCTTGCGATATTCCTTCTCGTCGAAGGGGGCGTTGTCGTCGTGGGGGCCGTCGTCTGACTGGCGCTCGCCCTGATCGTGATGCCTGCAAGCGGCGCCCTTTCCCACCGTTCTTCTCCCTTTAGGCCGCTATACTGTTAAACGTCTAACAAGTTGGCCTGCTGGCCAAGTAAAACGTCTAACAACCTTAGGCGTAAACCCCCAAATCTGTGGAGGAGCCGACTTGAACCGTTCTAGCGCCTGGGTAAAAACCCCTACGCGAATACCTCAATGTTGCTTTTCGACCTCTAAGCCCTTGTCGCGCTTGGCGATCACGTTATCCACAGCCTGCGCTCTAATTTCCGGCCAATTGTGCAGGATCTCGAAGATGATCTCGACTGTGCGCGGCACAGGCCGCTCACCCGACAGCCACCGACGCAACGTGATCGGTTGCACGCCCAAAAACCGTGCAATCTCAGCATGAAAGATCCGCCGGTCCTCGCGCCGACCGCGCCGTAAACATCCAACAATCACATCGTTCAGACGCCGCGCGTCCATCGAAGCCCCCTCTTCACCAAGCCGTTCAGGTAGTGAGCGGACACTCCAGACGGGCCAAGTATTCTGTTAAACGTCTAACAACTTCGCGTGAGCCAACACAGTCTAGGCCCGTATGTCGGCTATGCCCAACGCATATTTACCGCGCGTTGGCCCCAAGGCACAATCGGCCGATGCCCCGCAAACCCAAGGAGCCCCACCCCCGCATCATCATCCCCATACCCCCCAAACTGCTGCAGCAAATCGACGACCATCGATGGGCCAATCGCATCCCATCCCGCGCCGAAACCATCCGCCTGCTCGTCAAGGAAGGCCTCCGTCACCCCCCGAAGAAGTAGCCTAGACCCCCGCGATCTCCATCAACTTGGCGACGAAGGCGTTGGTCGTCTCACGGCAAATCTCATCAAGCTCCTTCAACCGCCTATCGGAGACGCTGTCGTCGGCGTCGCGACGCCAATACTCAATCAAGGCATGGTCGTAAGCGCGATAGAGCTTGCCCAGATCAGTGGCCATGAACGCCTCGTACCGCTGACGCAGAGCGCGCCATTCCTCAGCCTCGGTCATCGCCGCCCCCCTTGCCCTCCTCCTCAGCCTGCCGCCGGTACCACGTCCGACGCGACATCCCAGCAGCCTCCCAAGGCCGCTCGCCCTCAACCTTCGGCCGCCCACGCCCCTTCACTTCGGACGCTACAGCCGCCTCCTTAAAGGCCTCCGGCATCATCTCCGGCAGCGACGGCCCAGGAACCAGCAACTGATTGGGCTTAGGCTGCGTCAGACGCCCCTCAGCCACAGCCTCCCTCAAAACCGCCCTGGCGCGCTCCAGCCGCTCCGACGCCCCCTCACCATACCGCCGAGCCATCCCAGGCGGCCCCAACTCACGCTGCCGTTCCAATCGACCACCCTTCTCCTCTGGCACGGTAATTCCCTCCGCTGGCACTGAAACTGGCACAGTAATTACCCCCTTTGTTGTGCCAAGTTTAGGTTTAACGTGCCATTTATTGTGCCAAATCAGTACAGGGCGGGGGTGTAGTCTGGGATCGGGGGGAGTGGTAGGATGGGTTCCCCCCTCCGGGGGCCCCCCCAACGATGGGTGCTATAGGGGGGTCTTTTCGGTTTACCAGAAAGGAGGGTGACCACCCTTTGGTCTGGTTGCGTCACGCGACTATGTTGCAACGATCTATGATCGACGTACGTAACCAATTGAATGTGCAGAAGATTTTGTTTTGAAATCCGCTGTGTGCGCTAACACACTGATATCATTGGGTTGTATTCCCGCACGGTGCGGGATTACGCTGTGATCTGTTCCACATGCATAGCTCGCATGGATGACGCGGTTGTGTTGCGGTTGCGTGAGGTTGCATCGATACGATCCACAGCCGCGACGATGACACGCAGGCCTGATCTGGTCAAGCCTGCGTCGAGCCGAACATGCTCAATCTTCGGGTTGGCCGAAGTTAGAAGCATTTTGGCGCTGAATACTTGGGGCCAACATGGTGTGATGCAAAACGAAAACCTCAACGAAGTCAACAGGTTACGTGTGAGATCGAGAGGGCGCCTGACCCCAGTGCGTAGCTCTGCTATATGCACCACTATGTAAAACCGCGTTCTCTGGCTTGTTTTGTGTTGAGCATGAGGCGTGCGGCGGCGAGGCGTTGGAGAGGGTCATTGCTATCCAATGCTTTGAGGATTGCGATCTGGGCTTTGTCGAGGGCTTGCTGGAGGCGTTCGTGTGAGTTGGCTCGCCAGACCTGTCTCAGCTCAGGGATGGCCGTCAGCGCGTCGCTGCGTGGCTTGTAGGCCCTGGTGAGCCTGAGGCCCTCATCATTGGTCTTTTGCTGCTGGCTGGCAAGTTGATTGAGCCGGAGCGCGATCATGCGGCGGCGCATGCGTTTGATCAGGCGACGGCTGCGGTAGACGAGCTTGGCTTTGCCTTCCCAGCTCGCAGGCGTGTGCAATCTGAGCGGCTCGCGGGTTTCGAGCTTGGCGATGGTCCCGTCGAGGTGCTGATCGGCGGCTCGCCTGCGCTCAGTCCTGCCGAAGCCATATTGCGTGCGGTGTTTGATGTTCATGGCGTCGCAGCATTGGTGGCATCGTGGCGCGTCGTCGATCAGGTACAGCGTGCCTGCGAGCTTGGCGCATTTCGGGCAGACGAAATACGAATAGCCGCCGCCATTCGGGAAGCGCACATGGCCGACGCCGATGAGCTTGGTTTTACCGTTGGGGAACGGGATCAGGGCCTCGCGCTTGGCCGGATCGATCACGCCCATGGCGCGAAAGCGCGACACGCGGACCTTGTCGAACTCATCGAAAAAGCGGCGGCTGTCGGCGTCGGCGCGGCGTCTGGGCATAGTTTTGCACGATAGCAAAACCGTGCGCGCTGTGAAGATCTAACAGCCTGTTAAACGTTGCCAGCGGGCTAACTTTGGGCTTATCCAGGCGCGCGTCGCTGCACTGGAGGAGAGATGATGACCGAACGAAACGCAGCAAACGTAGCCTTCGCCGCCCGGCTCAAGCAGCTCATGGAGCAGCGCGAGCTGACACAGTCCGCGCTCGCAGCGAAAATTTGGAACCGCCACGTCAACTCTGAAGGCAAGGATGTTGCGCGAGGCCGCGACCGCATTTCGATGTGGATCCACGGCTCGCTTGTTCCCAGCCCAGAACAGTTGGAGATGCTGGCGAAGGCGCTGGGCGTGAAGCCCGACGAGCTGGTGGCCGGGGACGTGAGCGAGCCCCTGATCCACGATCCCGGCAACGAGACTGAGATCGAGTTCTTGTACGCCTTCATGTCGATTGACGACAAAGGCCGCCATGGCGTCGTCGCCGAGATCCTGCCCGGCCTGGGCTCGACGCCTTTGGTCACCGGCTCGCCCAAGGCGGTCGAGTACCTGAAGCCGGTCGCTCAACGGGTCGCGAAGCGCACCGGCAAGAAGGTGGGCCTGTTTGCGTTCAAGCGCAGCCATCAACTGTGGCAGTCGGACTGATGCCCGAAGCGATCTGCGCCGCCTGCGGCGCCAAAGGCCCATATGGCAGCATCCGCTGCCTCAAATGCGGCAAGCCGCTGATGCTCGCGGCGCCAGAGTTTGCATCGATGCGTGAGGACGCCAAGCAAGCGGCCGACGAGGCCATGGCGCTGGTGCAAAAGATCCGCCCGCTGCTCGCTGGCAAGGACCAGAGCGTGCAGGGCGCGGTCCTCGCCGATCTCCTGGCCATGTACCTCGCCGGGCATGTGATCCGGGGCGATCCTGAGGGGACGAAGAGCTTCCGCGAACAGGCGCTTGAGATGCACATCGTCGGCGTCAGGACGCTGGTCGACATCAACTACAAGATCAGCGTCGAGCCCCAGATCAAACGAAGGACGCAGTGAGCGACAAGTACATCCTCGTCGGCCACACCATCGTGCCATGCCCCTGGCTCTTGCGCTGGGCGCGCTGGTTCGAGACGGCCGACCGGCACGTCGCCGAGAGCATCCAGGGCGACGTGCGCGTGTCGACCGTGTTCCTCGGCCTCGACCACAACCATTCGCGCCACGGGCCGCCGGTGCTGTTCGAGACGATGGTGTTCGTCAACGGATCGTCCGTCGATTGCGAGCGTTATTGCACCTGGGACGAGGCCGAGGCAGGACACAAGCGATGGGTCATGCAGGTGTTCAAGCCCACGCCCATATTGGCGCTGCCCGACAAAGGAGAGGCATGATGGAATTGAACGACAAGACGGTCGATATGCTGATCGAGCTGGATGAGCCTGAGGCGCTCTTGGAGACGATCAGGCGCAAAGCCGCAAGCCGCCATGGCAAACGATGGCTGGCGCTGACCAGCGTCCTCGACGAGGCGAGCTGGAAGCTCGACGCGATCCTCAACGCCAAGCCCGCAGGCCCAGACTTTCGGCCCGACGCGCCGGGTGCTAAAGGAAACAGTCAGCCCCAACCCACAGGAGCTGACCATGCCGACGCAACCGACCCCGCAGCCGAAGCCGCCGCAAGCCCCTCCACCGCCGCCGCAGCCGCAGCCCAAGCCTCAAGCTCCACCTCCTAAGCCCGCCGCAGACCCGCAGGCCGCCAAGGTCGAGGCGCACGCCAAGGAGCGGCCCGCCTTCACCCCCAAGGCGGCCATCGATCCGCGCGCCGAAAAGCCGCCCGAAGGCGCCTATGCCGACGGCATGAGCATCGCCGACGAGCAGCGCGCCCGCTCGGCCTGGATCGAGCAGCACGGCCAAAAGGCCTATTCCGAGGCCACAGACACCCGCCCCGCCGAGGAGCGCGTCAACAAGCAGGTGCCCGGCGTCGTCCCGCCCACCAAGCGGGAGTGACGGCGATGACCTTCCAGGTCTCCGACTTCGCGGGTCAAGTGCTGCTCAACACCAAGATCCACCAGTTCTACCCCAACCGCGTGGCGGAACTGAACGCCATCGCCAGCGCGTTGAGCAGCGACGCCACTACCCACGACACCACGATCTCGACCGCGCCCGCCGGATTGCAGCCGGGCAATCCAGCGAACTCGCATTTCACCAACGACATCTTGCTGGTGGTCAACGCGGGCAAGGGCGGCAACCTCACCAACACGCAAATGTCGAACGCGATCACCGCCGGGCTGGCCAACGAGATCCCGCCGGTCAACACCACCGCGCCCGCTGTCACCGGCACCGGCGCGGTCGGCAACACGCTCTCCTGCACGCAGGGCAACTGGACCTATGTTCCGACATCCTACGCCTACCAGTGGCTGCGCGGCGGCGCGAACATCGCGGGCGCGACGGCGGCGACCTATGTCCTGCAGGCGGCCGACAGCGGCACGAACGTCAGTTGCCGGGTGACCGCGACCAACCCGGCCGGGTCGACCTCGGCGACATCCAACGCCATCGCGGTGGCTTGAGAATAGCAGGGTAGAGCAGCATGGTAGCTCGTCAGGCTCATAACCTGAAGGTCGTGGGTTCAACTCCCACCCCTGCAACCAGCGGAGGCCAACAATGGCGGTGACCGATCTGACCGATAGTCTGCCCTACTGGGCTCGCCAGGGCGGCCCTGGACCCACCGGAGGGCCTGGAGCGGCGCCGATGGGCGCTGGCAACGGCGTCTCCTGGCTCCAGTACCTGCAGCAGATGCTCGGCCCTCAAGCGGCCCAGGCGGGCGACAATCCGCAGATCGCTGCGCTGAAGGCCGCCGCCGCCGCGCAGGCGAACGGCGCCCCGCCCCAGGCGGGCCCTGGCGACGTGCCCGTGCCTCAGACCGTCGCCTCGCTGCAGCCGACGCCACAGACGCCGGGCCCCACGCAAAACCCCACGCCCTGGTTCAACAGCGGCAACACGCCGCTGCCCTGGAACGGGCCGCCCATGCGCACCCCGGCCACAGCGGCCCCCAACGGGCCCGCGACCACGGCGCAGCCGCCAGCGCCTACCCCTGGCCCCCTGGCGAGCGGCGGCGCGACCGGAGCAGGCGCCAGCGCCAATCCCCGCTTCGTCCAACTCGATCAGGGCCAAAACACGGACCCCACCGCGCGCAATCGCGGGCCACAGATGACCGCGCTCAATCTCGCTGGCCTGTTCGGCGGCGGGGGAGCGCCTGGCGCTCCGCGAGGCGTGAACCCGGCCAACCTGCCCGCGCCCGCCGCCCAGACGGTCAGCGGCCCGCTCGCCCGCACCGCCCCACCGGGCGACGACTGGGACATCGACGCCAACGGCAACGTCGTCCCGAACTACGACACGACCAGCAAAGCGCCGTGGACCATGGGTCCGCTGCAGAAGGGCAACATCTGGCGGGGCAGCGGCGGCCCACGTCTCCAACGATAAGAGGGAGCCGATGCCGAAGATCCTCGACCGCGTCGTCAGTCAGCTCAAGGCGAAGGGCGTCGCCAATCCCTACGCCGTCGGCGTCTCGGCGATGCAGAAGGCGGGCAACCTCAAGAAGGGAACGCTGCAGGCGACCAAGCAGGGGATCAAGCGTGGGAACATGACCCCAGCCCAGCGCGAAAAGGCGCGCGACGCCCGCGCCAAGTAAAGGCGGCCGATCCCTGATGGACCGGCCGCCTCCTGGCCAGCGACGCTGTGCCGAGCGTTGCCTTGCCGTGCCCAGCATGGCCGTGCCTTGCCAAGCCTTCGCCGTGCCACGCCTAGTCCACGCCCAAAGCGCAGACATTAAGAAGTTAGCCCTTAGCCAACATGGGGACAAGGCTAACCGGAGCGGCGGGTAAGCGAGCGAAAAAGGCAATGCTGCATAAAATCGACGACCGAGCGCATGCCCTCGATCTCCTTTGCAGCCTTCGTCTCGCTAAGTTTGCCGCTGGCGATCATGCGCGGATAGACGCGCTCGCGAAAACTCAGCTCACGCCGACAAGTCGCCAGCAGGTCGCGAAGATCCAGCTCATGCCACTGCATCGCTGGATCGGAGATCCGCACGACGGTCGTGCGCGGGTTCTTCTCCGGCCATTCCTTGACCATCGCTCCTCTCCATGAGCTTCACCACGTCGTCGTAACTTCGGGTCATCGCGATGCAGCACAGCCTGAGCTGAATGAGCCGCACCGCCAGTGTCTGCATGTCGATCCGGCACGCCGCGTCGGCGACGAGCCGGGCGCAATCCTCGGCGATGCACGCGGCCTCCTCGATCTGATCCAACATCAGCCGCCGCAGGACCTTGTCGAGGCGTTGCAACTTCACGTTTTCACACCCTAATTTGCTACGGTATAGTGCTCTATATTTCAGGAAGAGGGCATTCGAGAAAAGGAACACTGGTTCAAGGTAAGGAACTACTTCATCCGCGCGCACGACCACGGCAGCATCGGCGCAGGGCTACCCTGCACTTGGAAAACTGGCGTGTTCCAAGTGTTGTAAATCTCTGTTAAAGGCTGGGGAGAGGTCCTAGAAACCCTCAACCAACCTGGGCCTGGGCGGGGGTCGGCCAAACGCCCCGCCCAGGTTCATTTCAGTCCTTCCTCAAGCCAGCTTGGCCGCGCATGGCCGCGCTGTGCGTTGCCGGGCCCAGCCATGTCCCGGCCTTGCCTCTCCAAGCAGAGCCACGCCGATCATCTCAGCGTCTCCCGCATGAAGTCCGTCATCTCCATCTCTTGGGCGATCCGGCCCCAGTGGCGCAGCGGGCCGATAGGCAACAGCACGCCCTCGGAGAGGCCTCCGTCGCCGCCGCCACGAAAGCGGTTGTGGGCGACCGGATCGTTCTCGAAATAGCGCGCGAGCCGCCGCAACACCGGGACCGGAAAGAGCAGGGTCGCGATAGTCTCGTCGCGGTGCCTCAACTCATGCGCCCAAACGCTCGCCTCGGTGGCCATGACGCCCGACGGGCGGCCATTCCAGGCCGTCTCGATGCAAATGTTGCCGAAGTCCCACGGCTGGTGGCGCTCGCACTTGTGTTCAACCTTGCCGTCGAGCAGCAGGTGGGCGAGGCGGTGTTCATCGACTAGCGCGCGATTGAGCTGGAAGTCGTACTTGCCGTCGCCGTTGAAGGTGACGCGGTCGCTGTCGCGTGTGTCGCTCATGCTGCGGCCCTCCGCACGGCGCCCCAGGCCTCAAGCATGCGGATCGGCTCGTCGCGGCCGACGGCGACCGTGTAGGCGACGCCGAGCCGCATGCACAGTTTGCCGAAGTCGAGCTGGTCGTCGCTGATCGGACTGTCCCAGTCGCGCTTGAGTTCCATGAAGCCGACGGGAAGCTCAGGCGCGAGGACGAGGAGATCGGCGAGGCCGCGCTTCAGGCCGGGCTGGCCGAAGGCGCGCTTGTTGGGGATCGAGGCGACCAGGGAGCCGGGAACGCCGAGGAGCTTCCAGTGATCGACGACGGCGGCGGTGATGTCATCCTCGGATGGCGCAAAGATCTTACGTTTCCGCGCCATCGCATGCCCCTCAGGCTGCTTTGAAGATGTCTGGCGAGACTTCCTGGAGCTTCTTCAGCGCGCGGAGGTGTTCCTCGACCACCGGCAGCTCGCCGAACATGTCGAGCCGCGCCATCGGCGCAAGCAGCCTGAGCCAGCGCAAGGCCAGATCGAGCGATGGCCTGCGACGGCCCATCTCAATCGCGGTCATGTGCAGCCGGGTAATGCCGAGCTTCGCAGCGAAGTCCTTCTGCCTCGTGCTGGGGTAGAGCGTCCGACGCAGGCGCATCAGCTCGATGAGCGGCGGCTGTTCCGGCGGGCGTTTGTGCGGTTTGCGCATGCCACAAGATGGCGCTTGGTCTTTTCTTTCGTCAAGCCACTATTTGCGTCATCCACAAGGTAACCTCAGCGTAATGCATGGCCGTGGGCCAACTTGTATATCTCCATGCGAGCGGTAAAACGTCTAACAGATAGGTGTTAAACGTCTAACATCTTGTTAAACGTCTAACAGACGGTGCGAATACTTGTGGAAGAAAGTCATGTTAAACGTTGACGGCCAGATGGCGCGGGGACAACCTTCGGGCTTTCCGGGAGCCTCAAGATGAGCGATAATCAGCCAGCGGCCGGGGTCCCTTACCAGTCGGTCGCTGCGCCGTCCCCGGACCCAGGACCCCCCTCTTCGGCCACCGGGGGCGGCGGCCTGCTCGTCATGATCGAGCGGCTCGCCACCAATCCCGCTCTCAATGTCGAAGTGTTCGACCGGCTGCTCACCGCGCGGCGCCAGGAAGAGGACCGCGCCGCCGAGCGCGCCTTCAACCTCGCGATGAGCGTCGCCAAGGGCGAGCTGCAGCCGGTCCTCAAGACCCGCGATGTCGACTACCCGTCGAAGAAGGAAGGCGGCGGGCGCACCAAGTACAAGTACGAGAGCTTCGCCGACGTCGCCAAGGTCGTCGACCCAGTGTTCGCCGCGCACGGCCTCGCCTACCGCTTCGCCGTCGAGCAGCAGGGCGACATGGCCAAGGTCACCTGCATCGTCAGCCATTCCGACGGCTACAGCGACCGCGTCAGGCTTGAGAGCAAGGTCGACACAGGCAACACCGGCATGTCGTGGGTGCAGGCGTTGGGGACGGTCCTGACCTACCTGCAACGCTATTCGCTGCGCGCGGCCATCGGCCTCGCCGCTGGGATCGACGACGACGGGCGCACGGGCGGGGCCTCGCCCAAGATCAGCATCGAGCAGGCCAATGAGCTGCAGAAGCTCATCGACGACACGGGCCGTAGCCAAGCCACGCTGCTCAAGCTCGTCGGCGTCGAGAGCGTGATCGACATGAACGTCGATCAATACACGCGGGCGAAGCAGGTCCTCGACCTCGCCAAGGCAGAGAAGGGGCGCAAGAATGCTTCAGCAGGGAACTGACCAAGCGCGCTATGCCCCGTTCGTCGGGGCGCGCGTCGGTAATCTCATACAGGGCAGCGACGCCTGGAAGCTCCTGAGGTGCGGATCGATAGGCGCGTCGGACGCCCCGCGCGTCGTGCGCCGCATCAAGTCGGGCGGCTACAGCGCGGATCGCGACAGCCTGATGGCGGCCAAGGTCCTTGAGCGCCTGACCGGCGTGCCGGTCGAGATCTACAAGACCTTCGCCATGGTCCAGGGGACCGCGCGCGAACCTGACGCGCGCATGACCTATTCGATCATCAAGGGCGTCGAGATCGAGGAAGTCGGCCTCGTTCCGCATCCGTTAATCAAAGGCGCGCATGCCTCGCCGGATGGCTTGGCGGGCTTGATCGGCTTAGTCGAGTTCAAATGCCCATTGCCCGCAGAGCATCTCGACACGCTGCTCACCGAGACGATCAGCAACGATCACATGGTGCAGATGCAATGGCAGATGGCCTGCACCGGGCGTAAGTGGTGCGACTTCGTTTCGTTCAATCCCGACTTTCCGGCCGCGATGCAGCTCTGGACCCGGCGCGTCGCCCGTGACGCCACGCGCATCGGCGAACTGGAAAGCGAGATCAAACAGTTCATCCGGGAGCTGGAGCAGAAGGTCGACAAGCTCTCGCGCCGCTACGTGATGGCGGCGTGATGTTCGCCCAAAACAACCAGCCAAAACCTAGCAACTCCGGCTGAAGCCCATGATGGCCTTTGTCTGGAACGGCGAAGCGATGATCCCGATGCGGCCGAAGGCCGCCGACAAGGAGTTTGTCGTCGGCCGCCGGTACTTGTTGGAACAGGCGAGCGAGCGGAGCTGGATCTCCCACCAGCAGCAGTTCGCCTGGATCGGCGAGGCCTGGGCCAATCTGCCCGAAGGCCTCGCCGATCTCTACCCGACGCCGGAACACCTCAGGAAGCGGGCGCTGATCCAGGCGGGCTTCTACACCGAGGTAGTGATCGACGCGGGATCGAAGGCCGCCGCCCTGCGCATGGCCGCCTACGCCAGGGGCGAGGATGAGTTCGCTGTGGTGTTCGTGCGCGGCCCCCTGGTCATCGTGCGCAAGGCGAAGAGCCAGCACATGCACGGCCATGATCGGATGGACAAGGCCGAGTTCGAGCGCAGCAAGACCGCGATCATGGAGGTGATCGCCGAGATGATCGGCGTCACGCCTGAGCAACTCAGGGGGGCGGCGTGAAAGAGACGTGGACTGAGCGGCTCCGGCGGTTGGTCGACGCCGATCCCGGCCCCGGCGGCTCGCCGGAGGAGCTTGGAGCGCCGATTGTGATCTGGTTGTCCTATCTGCCGACGCGGGTGCGCGAGGCGATTTTTCTGGTTTTGGATGGCTATGAGCGCCAGCAGGACCGCTCGTCCGCCAAGGGCGTTGAGACGCGCCGGGCGAGGAGAGCGAAGTGATCCGCATCGCGTTCTCGGCCGCCAGCAAGCGCGCCATCGAGCGCCGCGCGACCGACATGACCGGCCGGAGGTGGTGCGAGCAGTGCGGCGCCGAATGCCCGACGCGGGCCGACTACGAGATCGACCATTGCGTCCCCGAAGGCGTGCAGCCCGGCAACGACAACCGGCCCGCGCTGTCCGCCGACGACGGCAAATTGCTGTGCCTCAAGTGCCACGACGTCAAAACGCGGCGCGACGTGTTCGAGATCGCCAAGATGAAGCGGCTCAAGAAGGAACACCGCGTCGTCGGCCGAGGCCCGACCCAGCTGGCC